TCAAGCGTTCCCGGCAGAGGACCGCTTCCGGCTTCCCATCTGGCCCGTGCAATCGTGCGACTACTTCACGTTCGAGGACACCCTCGGCAACGTGAACCCGCTGGTGGTGGGCGCCACGGGCGACGCCGGCGTGCAGGTCCTGACGCGCCTGAACCGGAAGCCCTGCGAGCTGGTGCTTCCCTGGGCGCACGTCTGGCCTCCGACGGTGCTGACGACGGCCGACCCGATCCGGATCGGTTTGACCGTCGGCTATATGACCGCGGGCCAGTCGCCACTCACGCTCCCGATCGACGTGAACATTCTGAACGCGATGTGCCTGCTCATCTCCTGGTGGTGGGACAACGGCGCCGCGGCGACGCTCGGGTCGCTGATGAAATCGGACGTCTCCGCGATCGGCGTCGACCAGATGATGGCCAGCGTGAAGCTGTACTACTGAGATGCCGCGCTACTTTAAGAAGGGCGACGTCCGGTCGAATGCCGGCGGCTTCGATAAGCCCGCCGACTTCTACACCGTGGTGCAGACCCAGAGTTCGACGGGCGCCAACGAGCGCACCAAGACCTTCGCCTGGTCCGGCTTCGTCAACGTGGCGCCGTATCAGGGGATGGAGTTGCGCGATGCGCTGCGCGAGATCGGTGAAACCTGGTCGACCATCTCGATTCAGTACATGCCCTCGCGCCTCCCGGTCGAAGGGATGTGGCTGAAGCTGAAGTGGACGGGCGACTGGTACGAGATCCGCGGGGTGAGCGGCGACGCCTCGGCCTATGGCAAGGTCGAGCTGACCTGCAGGAAGCTCCAATGAGACTGGTGGCCTGGATTTCGCTATTTATCTTTCCCACCAGCTGGGCGTTCCACGTAACCGGCAAGTGCTACTGCAGAGACCGTTCGAGCTGCCCCCGCTCAAAATACTGGCCAGCCGCGCGGCCTGATCTGGCAGCCAATCAGAGGTGGGAGTAAAGCATGGGATCGCTCAAGGGCTATAGCCTGGCGAAGGCCAACCTGCAGGCGCTCACCACGGCGCTGTCCTCGGACGACGCGCTGGCGGTCTTCCAGGGGGCGGCCGAGATGGTGGCCGAGCGCGCGCGCGAATTGGCGCCCGTCGACGAGTTGCACCACGACGACAAGGAACCGCACCTGCGCGATACGATCGAGGTCCGAGCGTACATGAAGGGCCGCGCGCCGGCGGCGATCGTGGCGGTGCGCAGCGGCCACGCGTTCATCATCGAGTACGGTGGCCACCGCCAGGCGGCGCAGCCCTACATCCGGCCCGCCATCGATGAGTTGAAGGACGCGATCGCCAGCCAGGTTGCGGACGGCCTGAAAGCTGTGGTCGAAGGAGCGGTCAAATGAGACGCAACGATGTTCAACTCATGCTCGCGCCAGAGCTCGCCATCAGAACCGCAATGCTGGCGGTCGAATCCATGCCGGCCGATCCCGCTTTGACGGACGCGGTGGTCCTGCTGGAGCAGGCGCAGGCGCGGGTCGCCGATTTTATCGATGCGAAGGTCAAGGAGCTATTTGGCCCGACCGCCGACGTGACGGTTTGCAAGTACGCCGGCTACAAGGAAATGGTCCGGAAGGCGGCCGGCTGCGCGGAGGTCGGCTACTCGAAAGAGGGCCTGCGTGGTAAGATCGACCTGCTCGAATATCTGGTCTCCATCGCGCAGCAGAACGAACCCGTTTGGCGCGCGTTCTTCACGGAGATGCGGGTCAACCTCATGCGCAAGTTCGACGAGGCCAAGTGACGCTCGAACAGCAGCTCTACGCGATCCTGACGACGTCGCCGCTGCCGATCCCAGCTATCGGCCTCCGCTGGTTCCCTGTGACGGCCGAGCAGAATGTTGCTTACCCGTATGCGGTCTACAGCGAGGTGAGCGGCGTGCTGCTCGCGCCCACCCAAGACCAGCCGGCGCTCGCCGCCGGCGACACACTGACGCACCGCTACCAGTTCAGTCTCTTCGGCCAGGACTACGATCAGCTGGACGCGGTGCGGGTCGCGCTGGTCGCGCTGCTGCAGGCGGTCCCGCGCGCTCAGCCTGGCATTCAGTCGATTCTGCTCCTGAACCTTCTGTGGGGGCCGTTCGACGATGCGGACCGCCTCTTTCACCGCATCGTCGAGTTCACGGTGATCGAGAATTGCTGATGCTCGCCAATCTTCTGCTCGCGATCGCCGGGTCGGGCGACTGATTGGGAATACCATAGTTCTCATGCTTCCGATGATCTCGTGCGTCATGCCCACGGCGGACCGGCACCAGTTCCTGCCGCTTGCCTATCGCTGTTTCCAACAGCAGACCTACCCCAACCGCGAGCTGGTGATTCTCGACAATGGCGTCGACCGCTGCGGCCGGATCGTGGCGGGCTGGGCCGATCCCCGGGTGCGCTACTACCAGTGCAGCTCCGAACCGAGCATGGGCGCGCTGCGCAACATGGTGGTCGACCTGGCCAACGGACCGCTGATCGCGAACTGGGACGACGACGACTACAGCGCCCCGGAACGCCTGGCCTTCCAGGAGCTGCTGCTCAAGGGCCACGAGGTGTCGGGCTTTAACGAGATGTACTTCGTCGACCAGCGGCGGGCCAGCCCGGTGGTGTGGGCCTATCACGCCGGCGACGATCACTACGCGGTGGGGACCAGTCTGATGTTCGCCAAGGACCTGTGGCGCGCGCGCGGCTTCGATGAGGTGAAGGGCGACCGCTTCCCGATCAAGGAGCGGGGCGAGCCCGTCGACGTCGGCGAAGACAACGCCTTTATCGACGGCCGCGATGTGGCGACCGCCAGCACGCTCAAGACGCTGATCATGGTGGCGCGCATCCACCCGGGCGGCACCGCGCGCCAGATCAACGCTGGTCCGCAGTGGATCGTGCAGGAATCCCCGGCGCTGATCGCCAAGGTCAAGGCATGTTTGAGTTCACCTGTATCTGCGGCGCGGCGGTGAGGACCGCGGTGGTGGTCGGCCGCTGCACCACCTGCGGGCGCCTGTTCGAGTTGCAGTGGCATCCCAAGGAGGGCGAGACCGCGCCTCCGGCCGCCGCATCGCCCGTGTTACGCTACGAATGATCCGGTCGGCTCCCCGACCGTTCGCCTCTCTGGAGAAACGGACGTGCTGCAAGTATGGCTGTCAAACAGAGTGCGATTACTACTGCACTGTGGATCGGGGATGGCGGATCGCCAGAAACCTTTTTCATGGTGCCCAGCGTGGGCGACGTCGCCGGCCCGAAGAAGAGCGTGACCACGATCGACGTCACCACTCAGGACTCGCCTGAAGGGTACGACGAGTTCATTTACTCCCTTAAAAGCGGCGGGACGGTGGCCTTTCCGCTCGAGTTCGACCCGAATGCGATCGAGCACAACGGCACGGCGACGGTCGCCGGCGTCAATGCCGGCGGTCTCGATTATCTGCTCGAAAACCGAGTCAAGCGCAATATGCGCGTGGCGCTGCCGACCAGCCCCGCGATGCGCTTCGGCTTTCTGGGACTGGTTACTGGATTGGACGGCGACTTCAAGGTAAAGGGGTCCGTCAAGGCGTCCGTCATGATCAAGATCTCCGGGCCGCCGACCCTCGAAGCTGGCGTCGGCGGCCCGTCGTAAGCTAGGAAGTAACACGCAGTCGAGCGGAGGCGGGTTCTTAATCGCGTTCTGGCCCGTCTCCGCTTGTGCTTTGGCACCGGCCTGGGATAGTCTGGTGCTCATGCCCGACAAACGCCTCATCCCTCCTGGCCCCACTCCTCCTGTCGCGATCGACCTACTCGACGGCAAACCGCGCTTCCTGCGGTACAGCATCTCCACCCTGACCAGCCTGAAGGCCAAGATGGGCCGCAGCCTATTCGGGCGGGGCGGCGCGCTGCAGAGCGTCGACGAGGAAGTGCTCCCGCTGCTCATCCTGGCGGGCCTGCGCAACGAGGACATGACGCCGGCCGAGGACGTCACGGTCGCGCAGATCCAGGATCTGCCCGCTTCCTACTTCCCCTATCTGCTGAACGTCTTCGCGCTGGCGTTCAACGGATCGCTGCCCGAGCAGCAAAGCCCAAACCCGCTGACGGCGAGCTCGAACCTGGGACCGGCGAACTAGACCTCGACCGCCTATGGACCACCGCCCTCGTCGATCTGCGCCTCTCGCCGGAGGTGTTCTGGGAGCTGACGCTGCGCGAGCTCGATATGCTAATGCGCCGGCGCGTCGCGGTGGTCGAGCGCGAAGCCGACTTCCCCGCGAAGCTCGTCTGCTGGATGCTCGTCAACATCCATCGCAACCGCGAAGAGCACCCGCTGCCGCTGGCCTTCGAAGAGATCTTCCCCGCCGGCGAGCCAGAAGCCAAAACTGAAACGGTCGAAGAGGCCCAGGCGCGAATCCTGGAGCGGTACCGGGGGTTGACGAAGCTCTTCGGTGGCACCGACGATACCGGGTTAAGCTAGGGCGAACGCCTCTCTGGAGAACGGAAGTGCGGCCCCGTGTCTCAACTGATCGGCGATCTCCTCCTTCGCATCGGACCGGATGACGAAGAGTACGCAGCTGTAGATTCCTTCCTTCAGTCCACCACCCAGGGACTCGAGGGCCTGCAGGCCGCCGCCGAAGCAACCGACATCGGCCCCGTGAACCAGGCGGTGCAAGCGCTCGGGTCTGCGGTGCAGGACCTCTCGCCGCAGCTCGACCTGTTCAGCCAGGCGGCGGATACCGCCAGCGAGAGCATGCAGCAGCTTTCGCTGTTCGACCCCAACTCGCTCGAAGCCACCGACGAGCTTTTTGGATCCCTTTCGCAAACCGCCACCGAAGCGGGGGCCGCGGTCGGCTCCAGCGTAGAGCAGCTGTCCAGTATTTCCGACGCCGCAGCCCTGGCCGCGCTCGGGCTGGGCGAGGTCTCCGATAGCGAGGAGAAGGTCAAGGGGAGCGCAGAGGAAGCCGAGGGCGGCCTGGCGGGAATGGCCGAGCAGTTCACCGTCATTGCCGAATCGCTCGCTGTGACCGAGGGGCTGGCCGAGTTCGGCAAAGAAGCTCTGGGCGTCTATGAGCAGGTCCAGAATCTGAGCGGCGCCCTGGTGTTCCTGGGAGAGAGCGAGGTGCAGGCCTCGGAAAGCATCGAGAAGCTGAAGGCTGCGGCCGTCTCGCTCAGCGAACCGATTGGGAGCGTCCTGAGCCTGGCGCAGCAGATCCCGCCGGCGCTCGGCGGGATCGACGCCGCGGTCCCGATTTTGACCGCTGCCGCGGACGCGGCGCACGTGCTCGGCACCAGCTTCGAGGGCACGGTCGAGATGCTGGAGCGAATGGCCGTGTCGGGGGTGGCTTCCTCCCGCACGCTCGCGACGCTAAAGATCACGCTCACCGATCTGGGCACGGCGATGGGCGTGTCCGCAAGCGATGCGGCTGCGTTCTTCAAGGACCTGGATGCAACCGACAGGGTAGAGGTGCTCATCTCTGCGCTTGGCGAGTATTCGGGTGCCTCGGAAGCGCTCGCCGGGAACCTGACCGAGCAGTGGACTAATTTCAAGAACCAGTTCGATTCGGTGCTTGATGCGGTCGGCTCGGCCTTGGCGCCCGTCGTCTCTCAACTGATTTCTGCTGGGTCCGACATCCTGTCAGTGGTTAAGCGCATCGCCGATCAGTTCGCGTTGATCCCGCAGCCCGTTCAGGATGCGGTCGTCGCCTTCGGCCTGGCCGCCGCAGGGGCGGTTCCCCTCACCGGTGCGCTCGCGGCTGGGGCATTCTCGATCAATGCGCTGGGGCAGGTTCTGCCAGGGATCAGTTCCCTGCTGCAGACGATGGGCTTCAGCTCCGAATCCGCGGCCAAGGCCTCGGTCAATCTTGCGAATGAGGCGACGGATGCCACCTCCGCTTTGACGACCTTTGAAAGGGCGGGCAAGGATGCGGTCGTCGCCACCCAGGGGCTGGCCTCGGCCGGAACTCTGGCGGCCAATTCTGGCGGCGGCATGGCGTCCACGCTCGGCGGACTGGCGGCCGTTGCGCTCCCTGCTGTGATCGCCGGCGTGCTCGCCACCGAGAGCCAGATTACCTCGCTCGACGAGAAGTACAAGGCGTTCTCCGACGACCTGATCAATAACGCCCTGGCCAACGGCAAGACGAAAGAGGACCTGGAGGAGTTGGGCGTCTCCGCGGGGAACGTGCAGGCGGCGATCGATTCGCTGAGCCTTTCCTTCCTGAACGCGAAGCCCAACGTGGACGGGTTCGACACCAGCCTGGTGGAGGTCGACACGCACCTGGTCGCGGTCGGAACTGGCGCGGCCACGGTGAACGCGGCGACCCAGAAGGTGCTGGACGGCTTTCTGCTCGCCACCCAGCGGGTGAGCGATCTCAAGGCCGGCCTCGATCTGGCCACGGCCGCCTTCGCTGCGCATGCAATCACGCAGCAGCAGCTCGCCGCGATCCAGAACGCCTACAATTCGGCGGTCGCTGCGATGAACGGCGCGCTCGGGAAAACGCCGGACGGAATCGCCGCCGTCGACGCCGCCGCCGCGAAGCTCACCACCACGCTCGTCAATGCGCAGGCTACATTGACCGCGATCCAGGCGCTGTGGGACAAGGGGCTGGCCACCGACGCACAGCTGGGCGAGGCGCTGGGGAATCTGGCCAAGGCGCAGTCTGCCTACAACGATGTCGTGGACAAATCCTTCGCCTCGAATCAGACCCAGGTCGACGCGCTCAAGGACCTCACAGACCAGCTGGCCTCCGGCAAGATTTCGGCCGACGAATACACCGCCGCGATCAACGCGAGCGTGGGCCCGCAGGAGGAGTTCGTCCAATCGACCGGTGACATCGAAACCGGGGTGGTGACGGTCAACGGGAAGCTGCAGCAGTTCATTCCTGTGATGACCGATGTGCAGACCTCGGCCGAAGATTCCGGCGCCGTGATCCACAATCTCACCGGAGAGTTCGAAGCGGCGCAGATCGAAACCGGCAGCGTAACGGATGCCATGGAAGTGCTGGTCACGAAAATGACCGACGTCCAGCAAGCCTCTGACAACGCCACCAAGGCGCTGATCTATTCGGACGGGGTCTACCAGACCACGGCCGGCTTGCTAAAGAATCTGGCAACGGCCTGGGACGCGGTGGCCACCGCCGCCGGCAACGCGGCGACCGCCACGGATGCAGCGACATCAGCGACGAAGGCTGCCGGCGATGGTGTCCCTGGATCGGGCGGCAGTGTCCCTGGATCGGGCGGCAGTGTTCCTGGATCGGGCGGCCCAATGGATACCCCCTTCGGGGGCGGTGGCGGTACCGGAGGGGGCGGTGGAAGAGGCGGCGGGACCTCGCTCACAGGGTGGATGCTCGACGCCATTCAGGGATCGTTGGTGGCCGGCGTCAGCCAGATTACCAACAGCGCCGAGCTGATCGCCGCCGGCCTGGTGCAAGTTGGTAACGCCGCCTTCGAGACGCTGTCGCAGTACAACGATTCGATCAAGGCCACCGGCTTCCAGATGAACGCCCTGGGCCAGCTGGTCTACCAGGGCGCCGCCGCGACCTCAGCCAACACGACCGCCGTCTCTGCCAATACCAGCGCTCTCACCACCGCCAAGGACGCGACAGCCGCGGCGAGCCAGGCGCTGCAGCTGCTCGGCCTGAGCGCCACCGAGTCCAACCAATACCTGGCGGCGCTCGAAGGGCTGGGCCTGACCGCGCAAGGCGCTGCGCAGGACCTGGCTTACATGATGCAGCAGGCGCAGGATACCGGCGTGAGCCTGGGCAGTCTGGTGAGCGCGGCCACCGCGACCACGCCCACCATGATTGCGCTGGGGGCGTCCACCACCCAACTGGGCCAGGCGAGCGATGCGGCGGTCAAGGCCCTCGCGGACTCCGGCACCGGATTCACTCAAGCGGTAACACAGGCCAGCAGCGCCGTAACCGAATCCACCGCGGCCACGGTCGAATCGCTGGGGCAGGCCCGGTCCTCCGTCGACCGGCTAACCAACAGCTCGGCCGACGCGTCGGGCGCGCTCGCTACGGTCACCACGGCCGCCGACACGACCAGCTCGGCGATCGTGGCCATGGGGAGCACCGTCACGCGGACGGCCGCCGTCATCCAGGCCGCCTTCATTGCGATTCCGGCCGCCGCCCAGGAAATCTCGCAGGTGGGAGTCATCACCGGCCAGGTGGTCAACCAGCTGGCGGCGATCGCCCAGCCCGCGGGCGGCCCGGTCACGGGAACGCCCGAGCTCGGCCAGCAGCTGGGCCTCGGCACCGCGCCGGCGCCGTCCTTCGCTGTGCAGCCCGCGGCAGGCGCCCCGGTGGGTCCGCCTCCCGACGGCGCGAGCTGGGCCAGCTACAACGCGAGCCAGTTAAGCTGGGCCGCGATCCAGCAGCAGCTCCAACAGACCACCGATTCCCTGGCGCGCGCCACGGGCCAGCTCAGCGTCCCCTCCTCGACCGGGCTGCTCGCGCCTTCCGGCATCGGCACTTCGCCTGGCTCTTTTACCGCCGCTCCACAGCCGAGTGTTAGTATTGTCGTGACTGGTAACAACATCAACGGGCAGCAAGCGGCCGACGACCTCGCGAATACGATCGTCACCCGCCTGCGGCTGGCAGGTTTGAAGTTTTAAGCAACGCTCTCTCTGGAGAAACGAGACATGGCTGATGGACGGAACGACCCCCGCCTCGGAAATGAAAACCGAGGAACTACTCCCGGCCCACGTCGCGCTCGACCGGCAGATCGCCGAGATTCGCGCGCTCCAGGCCGAGCTTCACGAAGAGCTGACCACCCGCGAAGAGGCGGCACGCCGGGCCGCCGTCGCTAACCGCCCCGCCAACTTCCCGCCCGCCCAGAACATCGGAGGCGTGAAGTAAGATGGCCAACCAGATGTATGGCCTCGGCCGGCAGGCCTTTCTCGCCGGCTCGATCGCGATTCTGTCGGATAACATCAAAGTCTGCCTGGTCAGCACCGCGTCCTACACTCTCTCGATCAACACCGACCAGTTCCTGTCGGACATCCCCGGTGGCGCGATCGTGGCGACCAGCGGCAACCTGGCGTCCAAGTCGGATACGCTCGGCGTGTTCAACGCCGCGACCGTGACCTTCACGGCCGTGACCGGAGCCGCGGCTGCGCTGGTGGTGCTGTACAAGGACACCGGCACTGGCTCGACCTCTCCGCTCATCGGCGCGATCGACACCGGCACCGGCCTTCCGGTCACGCCCAACGGCGGCGACATCACCCTGACCTGGGACACCGGCAGCAATAAGATCTTCAAGCTGCGGGAGGCCCTGAAAGAGCTGGGCCGCAAGGCTGGCGACTTCTTCCGGCCTCCGGACTCCGCGCTGTGGCGCCCCGCGCCTGCGCAGCGCATCATCGTTGCTGCGCCGCTCCTGCTGCCCGGGTTCGCGCGGTAAGGGACCAAGGGAGGGCCTGTGTCGCTCGTCACGCCGGAAGCTTATGTCGATCAGTGTTCGACCACGGTCGCCAGCGGCGGCTACACCGCCGGCTCGGGCGTGCTGAATGTCGCGAGCACCGGCTCTCCCTTTCCTGCCAGCAACCAGTTCCACTTCTACATCGCCGACGTCACGACCAAAGCGGTAAAGGCGATTGGCAAGGCCACTGCCATCAACAGCGGAACGCAGTGGGCGGTCAGTATGACGCTCGACGCCAACGCCAACCAGAACGATACGGTCGTGATCAGCCTGTGCGCCGGCGCGATGGATCAGATCCGCGCGGACCAAGGCCGGGTCATTACGGGCGCGCTTCCCTCAGGGCAGAAAGGGGACGCCCTATCTGCGACGGACGACGTCGTGCGGTGGGTGCATAATGGAAGCAGTTTTATTCCCTTCGGCCCGTCGCTGCCTTTGACGAACCCGAATCTGACGACCTTCGCCTGGCTGAACCAGGGGTCGGCGACCGTCACGGCGCGCGCCGGTTCGATGCTGCTTTCGACGCCGGCGGCTTCCGGCAACAACCTCAAGGGCCAGGAAATCACGGCGCCGTCGACGCCTTACTCGATCGTGGCGTGCGTGCAGCCGCTGGTTCCGATGGTGAACTTTACGGTTTGCGGAATGTACTTCCGCGACCACACCTCGGGCAAGCTCGTGGTGATGAACCTGGCGGGGCAGGGCGGCGGCAGCTGCATGCCGCTGATCATCCAGAACTACACCTCGCCAACGGTCTTCAGCGCCAACGCGCAGGCGTACATTTTCGTTTCCACCGTCGGCACGTTCTTTCTGAAGCTGCGCGACGATGGGACCAACTTCTATTTCTCGGTGTCGCCCAACGGTCTCGACTTCCTGCAGGTGTTCCAGGTCTCGCGGACCGCGTTCCTCAGTTCGCCCGACCGGGTCGGCTTCCACGTGGAGGCGAACAACTCCAGCTGGCCGAGCGCCATGGCCCTGTTGAGTTGGGCCCAGGGAAGCTAGGAGAGCGATGGCTCTCGCGCCTCCTTCCTCCGAGTGGGGCCAGCAAGCCTGGGGCGGGATGCCCTGGGGCGGCAACTACGCCGGATCGTTTCCGCAGACCGTCGACTTCAGCGGCGCCGGAATTGCCAGCGGCGAGGCCTTCGGATCGCTGACGATCCTGCTGGGCAATGAGATCCTGCCGGCGTCGATCGCCAGCGGCGAGGCTTGGGGCACGCCGACGCTGGCTGGCCCGATCCTGGCCACCAGCATTCCCTCCGGCGAGGCCTGGGGCACGGCCGCGCTCGGCCTGACTGTATTCCCGGCGGCGATCGCCAGCGCGGAGGCCTGGGGCACGCCCAAGCTGAGCCTCAAGATATTCCCGGCGTCGATCGCCAGCGGCGAGGCCTGGGGCAGCCTGACCGCCACCGAAACCGGCCCGGTGGTCCACGCCTCCTCGATCGCCAGCGCCGAGGCCTGGGGCGCGCCCACGCTGGCCGGTCCGCTCCTGGTCCAGGGAATCCCCTCCCTCCTGGCCTTCGGCCTGCCTGGGGCCGCGGGGCCGCTAACGGTGGTAGGTATCGCGAGCGCCGAGGCCTGGGGCGCCCCCACGCTGAACGTGATCCAGAATGTGGACCTGGCCGGCCAGGGGATCGCGAGCGCCGAGGCCTGGGGCACGCCGCAGGTTCACCTGGTCATCAGCGTGAACCCCGATGGGATTCCCTCCAGTGAGGCGTGGGGCAGCCCGACGCTCGCGAGCGGCAAGCAGCGCATCTTCGCGGCGTCGATCCTCAGCGGGGAGGCCTGGGGCTATCCGGCGATCGCCGGCGGCTTCGCCTACCCCTCCGGCCTGGCCATGTTCATCGGGGGCTATGACCGCTCGGGCGACCTTCGCATGAAGATCAACGCGGCCAGCTCCCGCAGCCAGACCCTCGGGCGCGCCACACTCCAGTTCGACCTGGTCGACAAGACCGGCGCCCACAGCTATACGCCGCAGATCGGGCAGACTTGCCTGGTGATGGACTTCGGGCGGCGCGTCTTCGCGGGCTGCCTGTCCGATGTGGTGGCCGAGCTGCAGCCGCAGTCCGCCGCCGTGATCTACCATTGCACGGCGCTCGACAAATCTTCGATCTGCGATCGCCGGGTGGTCTTCGCCACCTATCCGGCCGGCGCCGACGCCTATGCCACGGTGCTGGAAATCGTCGGGGGATTCCTCAATGGCGAGGGCATCACCGTGAACGGGGTGGCTCCCGACCTCGGCACTCTGACCAGCGATCTGATTTGCAACGGCCAGACCGTGCGCCAGGTGTTCGATTCGCTGGCCACCGACGTCGGCGGCATCTGGTGGGTTACGATGGACAGCGACCTCGGTTTCACCGGCAACCTGGTCTCGCCCCCTTGCCCCTTCGAGTTCTTCGACGGGTCGGCCAACTGGCGCAAGCTGACGGTGGAGCAAACGCTGCTGAATTATCGCAACAAGCAGTGGGCCGTCTCCGATCGCAACACCGTGCCGACCAGCGGCGGAACCGAGAACGTCGCGCTGACCGAGACGTATACGCTCCCGCAGCCCGCGGCGCAGGCCGCCGGCTTCCAGCTGGGCGCGCTCGTGCTGCAGATGAACTGGTCGCAAATCGTCTCGATCACGGTCAACGGGACGCCCGTCAACTTCGTGGATATGGGAACCGGCGGTGCGCAGTACAACATCGGCGGCGTCTATTGGGGCTTCCCCGGGTCGCCCTACATCTATCCACCCAACGCCGCGAACAACGATCCGGACTTCCCCGACCCGCCTGGCGGGACGGACCCGGCCCCCAACCCGGGCGACGTCCTGGTGGTGAGCTACATCTCGACCGTACAGACGGCCGCCGTGACCGAGCAGGCCGCCCTCGCGCCTTCGGATCCAAATCTGGGGGGAGGCAACGGAACCTGCGGCAGCGGAGTCTATGAGGCGGTTGAGCAGGTGAAGGGCATCACGACGATCAGCGACTTAAATGCGATCGCCCAGGCGGTGCTCAACAAGCTGGGGGGAATCCCCACCATCCTCAAGGCCGAGACGGACCAGCCTGGCGCGGCGGTCGGGCAGACACTGCACGTCGACCTGCCCAGCTGCAACGCGCCCGACATGGATCTGATCATCACGGAGGTGGACTGGGTCCACAACCCCGTCGACCTCGGCAAGGGGTCCGCGCTGCGGTGGAGCATTACGGCGATGGCGCCCGCCGACATCGGCAACTGGGTGGGTTGGTTCGAGGACCTGGTCGGGCGCACTCAGAACGCGCCGCCGCTCGATCGCTTCGAGACCGCCAGCTTCGTCCTGGCGCCTGGCTCCAGCCTGGCGGCCGGCCTGGTGGCGACGAATCCCTACATCGTGAAGCACACCGGCAAGCCGGCGCAGGTGGTGATCGCGGCCACCACGCCTCCGGTCGGGCAGGACCTGGTGCTCGATATCACGGTCGGAATGGGAGGACCCAGCATCTTCAACCCGGGACAGCAGCCCGTGCTCCCCGCGGGTTCGACGCAGGTGGTCATCGTCAACCCGGCCGCCTTCGCGCTCGCGTACCTCTACAAGAACCAGGTCCTGTTTCCGACGGCCGCCTATCGGGTTGTCTCCAGCGGATCGACGGCGCAGGCCTCGGGCGTGTCGATGGACGCGGAGTGGACGTACTGAAATAAAGACATAAAGAAATGGCGCTGCGCAAGATCGACGGCTTCGATTGGTGGAACAACACCCAGATCAACGCGAACAGCCTGTCGAAGTACGATGCGGCGCGCGCCACGTTCTTCCAGGGCGCCACGGCCGCCGGCAGGTTCGGCGGGTCCGGCCTGCAGCTGGTCAATACCGGCTTCGGGTTCGCGGAGTTCCTGAACACGGTTGTAGGCAACACGCTCTATATGCACATCGCCGCGAAGCTCCCCTCCGCGACCGTGGGCTATGACAACGCGGTGTGGCTGACGGCGCGGATCGGCGCCGCGGCCGTGGCGAGCGTCGCGGTCCGGTCCAACGGAGACCTCTCGGTCTACACCGGCGGCGCCGGAACCAACTCCAGCCGCGGGAGCGCGGTGGGCCGCATCACGCCGGCGCTTACGACCAGCTACGCGTCGGTGGAGCTAGTCATCTCCAACAGCGTCCTGCAGGTGTGGATCGAGGACGTCCTCCGCTTCGAGCTGCCGGGTGTCTATGCTTCGCCGAGCGTGGCCGGCTTTCGGTGGGAGGTGTTCGGCGGGGGGATGACCGTCGACGACTTCGTGCTGAGCGACGATACCGGAACCACGAACAACACGCGCCTGGGCCCGTGCCGTGTCCTGACGCAGTTCCCGGCTGGGGATGGCTCGCTCTTTGGCTGGGTGCCTTCGGTCGCGGGGCCGCACTTCAACTGCGTCAACGGCGTGGTGGTTCAGCCCACGCAACCGTACCTGCAGGCCACCGATTCGGCGGGCGACTACTTCACCTTCGGCGTGCCGAGCTGCGGCGGACCTTCCGGACTCGGCCGTATCCTCGGGATCGGCGTGAACGGGGTCGCGCGCGCGACAGCCGGCGTCGGATCGATGGGCCTGGCCTGCTGGCCGGTTCCCGGATCGCTCAGCCCGCAGGACCTGGCCAACGCCGCGGTGCTGGTCTCGCCAACCATCTGGAGCAACTACCAAGGCATCTCCGAAATCAACCTCCGCAGCGGGAGCTTCCCCTGGACCGCGGCCGACGTCGGCGCCGCGCTGTGGGGTCCGAACGTAAGCGCGCGCACGGTCCAGTGCGCCGAGTTCTACCTGGAGCTGCTCGCGACGCTGCGCTCGGGCGTTCCCGTCGACTGCCCTGGCAGCGGAAGCGCTCACAGTTATTCCTACGGCGGGTGATAGAGTAGGTTGATTGTGTTCGACGCCACCGCGAGCCCCGATGAGCAGACCATGGATCACCCCAGCACTTTCACGAACCAGGACCGCCGCACGCTGATCACCGTCGAGGTCGAGCTCGGCCAGCTCCAGAATGATTTTAAGCGGCTGCGTGAGACCCTCGAGGAAGCGTCGCCTCCTTCCAAATCAGACTTCGTGAAACTGGAAGAGCGCATGCGCTCGCTCGAAAATTTCAAGTGGTGGATCATGGGCATTGCGGCCTTGAGCGGAAGCATCGCCCACCTTCTGCTCTCCGCGGCAACCGGCAAACCCTAGCCAAAAGGGATCCCTATTCATTGAGGTTTGTGGCTCCCGAGCCAAAGCCTCCTTGCGGACCGCACCTACCTTTGGTAGGCTACGGAGGCAATGGACAACAAGACCCTGCACGTCGAGAACTTTCCTCCGCAGCTGATTCGCCAGGCCAAAGCAGCCGCGGCACTCGAGGGATGCACGCTGCGCGAGCTGATCATCCGGTTACTTCAAAACGTCGCCACGAAGAAAGGAGGTGATCGCAAATGATGACGCCCCTGCAGGCGAAGCAGGTGGCTACGATGGCCCAGGCCCTGCAGCTGTCGGAAGGCCAGCTGGTTCGACTGGCCCGCCAGGTGAGCGGCGACGGTTGCATGCTGCGCGACCCGTTCCACCTGAACCCGGCGCAGGCCGAGCTGCTCATCGGGGAACTGCTGGCGATCGTCCAGTGTGAGTTCCTTCACGATGGCGAGGCCCTGCTATGCATGTAGAGCACGGCGACTTCCTGTCGGCCTGGGCCGCGCGGGTGGCCGCGCGCCAGGCCGCCGCCGTCCTGACGCTGATGGCCGACCAGCGGGTTCCGGTTGAGGACGTGCCCCGCCGCCTCAGCTTTCTGCTCGACCATATCCTGTGCGACGAAGGACAGGCTTTGATTCGTGGCGCGCGCCCCGCCAACCACGGCGCGCGCGGCAGGCTTCTGCAGCTGGAGAAGGGAGGCCAACCACCAACCGACTGAGCTGCGGGGGGCTGGCCCACGTTCTCTGGCGAGGACCAGCCTCGGGCAATTCAATCGCCCACTCTCTGAAAGGCAAATCAAAATGAACACTGCGGTCCCCACGGCCGCCGCCATCAGCTCGCTCGTTGAGAGCCCGCTGAATCCGCGGCGGCACTTTAACCAGGCGCGCCTGCTCGAAATGTCGCGCTCGATCAGAACGCTTAGAGAGGGCGGGCATCCGTTCGGCGTGATCGAACCACTGCTGGTCCGGCCCGTCAATCCGGCCAAGCGAATCCGCAGCGCCGGCGGCCAGCCCAGCTGGGAGATCATCGCCGGCGCGCGCCGCTTCCGCGCCGCCAAGATCGCCGGCGTCACAGAGCTCCCCATTACCGCCTCGGACGTCGACGACAAGACGGTCCTCGAAATGATGACCATTGAGAATGAGCAGCGCGAGGACATCCACCCGCTGGAGCAGGCCGAGGGATACAACGCGCTGATCGCCTTCGGCTATACGGTCGAGGAACTGGCCGAGCGCATCGGCAAGGAGGCCGGCTACGTCTACCGGCGCCTCCAACTCCTGCACCTCATCGAACCGCTCAAGAAGGAGTTCATCGCCGAGCGCTTCCCGTATTCGCACGCGGTCCTGCTCGCCCGCCTGGCGGCGGCCGACCAGTCGCTGGCACACAAGGAGGCGCTGTACAACGATCGCGGCGAGTTCGACCACGCGAAAGGCACGTGGGTCAAGCCCAAGGAACCGCCAGCCGTCAGCAAGGCCGATCTTGATTCCTGGATTCGGCACCACGTCTACCTGGAGCTGAAGGACGCCGCCTGGAAGCTGGACGATCCGGAGATCTGGCCGGAGGCGGGGTCTTGCACCGCTTGCCCCAAGCGCTCGGGCGCGAACCTGGCGCTGTTCGAGGACCTGAAGGGGAGCGAGGACCGTTGCTTGGACCGGCGCTGCTACGAACAGAAGCAGCGCAACTTCATCAAGATCCAGGCGGGCAAGGCGGCCCTCGCGGGCGAGGAGCTTCCGCTGGTCTCGCTGGGCTATGCCAGCAGCCAGGAGCGTTCGAATCTCCCGCAGCGCACGGTCTATGATCAAACCGAAATCGAGAAGCGCTGCGAGCACGCGGAGCGCGCGATCGTGGTCCACGCCGGCCGCCACTACAAGACCAAGGTGGGCGCGACCATTCTGATCTGCCGCAAGAAGGATTGCAACGTTCACGGCAGAGGGCGCTTCGGCGCCGGCGGCCCGTCGCAGGCCGACCTGTGGAAGCACCGCGCCAACGAAGCCCGCCAGAAGGCCGAGCTGCAGGGGCGCCAGCTGCTCCTGCAGACGGTGGTCGACCTTCCGCGCGTTAGCCTGGCGCTGCCAGAAGCGAAGTGGTGGGTCCTCGAAGCGCTGGTCGACGACGTCCACGATGAGGCCGAGCTGCTCGCGACGCTACGGATCGATCTGATGCCGGAAGAGGACGGCAAGAAGGTCGGATGCCTGGGCGCGATCCGATACGCCGCGGAGAAGGACCCCGCGGTGCTGGAGCGTGCGATCATCGCGGCGGCCCTGAACACCGGCGTCCACTTCTACGGTCATCGCGAGAAGGAGCACCCCAACCTGCTCAACCGCGCGGCGGCCGCGGTGAAGGTGGACGTCAAGAAGACGGTCGCCAAAGGGGTCGCGGCGGTGATGGCTGAGTTCGAGCGGCGCAAGCAGGCCAGCAAGAAGAAGGTGGCCGCCATGAAAAAGAAGGTCGCAGCGAAGGGCGCGCTCGCTGTGCCAACCCCGAAGCAGAGGAAAGAGGCGGCCAAGCGCCACGCCGCCGCGAAAAAGGGAGGGAAGTAGATGGCTATGATCATTAACCGGCCGGGGGTCGGTTGGATACTGCTACGGCTGGGAGTGTGCCCGCGCACCTTCGGCCCGTTCGAACACGCGCAGGCGGCGCTGGACCAGCTGCTGGAGATCCACGCGATGGGCGGGTTCTTCCTGGAGGTGCGCCCGTGAACCTACTCAAGCCACTGGTTCTCGAAAGCGCCAAGATCGAGAACGTTGCGCTGGTCCCGACCAAGGCGTTCTTCAAACCCGTCCTGGTGGTGAGCGCACCCGCCACGGTCGAGGAGGCGAAGTTATTCTGCGCGGACTGGCTCTTCGACGACGGCGGCCTGCCGCGCTCGATCGACGGCGCCGTGAAGCTCCACGGCGCGCTCGCCGGCGCGATGGTCGAACTGATCGGGGCGCACCAGACCCGCGAGGTCGGCAGCGAGGAGGTCGCGCACGTGGCCTTCTACCGCGAAGAGAAGAAGGCCATGCGCATCCGGCTTCGGATCCATTTTCCGGAGGACGCCCGCCTCGGCGACTTGCTCGAATTTTTGGCCGAGCTCAACAAGGCCGAGTTCCGCGTGACCGTTACCGACCGGCAGGGATCGCTCGTGCCGAGGCTGGCAGGCAGGGAGGTTGTTGTCTCCGAGCTTTCCGATATCGTCGCGACCGCCGACGCCGACGGCTTCTACGACGAGCGCTACGCCAGCGTGCGGCCGTTCAAGGAGGGCAAGATCGAGGCCGCGATTCTGGTGCTCGAAACCGCCGAAGGCTTCCGGTCGGGGTGGCGCCTGGTCTCGAAGCTGACTGGCGCCGATCCACTGACGGCGGGGGAGGTGCTATCGACGGACCGCCTGGCGCTGCCATCCGAGCTCGACGCCCGTACCCTCGCCTGCCGCGAGATGTGGCTACGGCTGCCTATCCTGAAGCCCAAGGGTCCGAAGGAGCAGAAGCAGGTAGCCGCGCTCGACGCCTGGCTTACCGACCTCGACCCGAAGCTGGCCACCGCCGAGCGCGAGCCAGCCAGCCAGGAGGTGCAATAGATGCCACAGTGGATCGTCCGCTTCCTGATCCGGCAGGGCTTGCGGGTGCCATGCCCCTGGTGCTTCCGCAACCCGATCCGCGTCGACGCGATCAAGCGACACGCCGAAGCCTTCCACTTCCCGCAGCATTGCACCGTGTGCCTTCGCATCCAGAGCGCGCATCCCCAGAGCGGGACCTCGCCGAACTACTACATCCCCTGCGAAGGCGGTCAGTTCGTGACGGAGGTGTGGCAGTGAAGCAGGACATCGCTCGATGCTTCGTGCTGCTCGGTTTGTTCGTAGTCGCCGGCGCGCTGTGGTTCGGCCTGGCGGTCGGGATCGCGAAGCTGTTTGGAGGTGCGAAATGAAGAGCTGGCTAATTGGCGGGATCTGTACTGCCGTCATCGTGGCCGGGTGCTTGCTGGCCTACCCGGGTGCTCCTGGGCGACACCTGGCGGGCCTGACGCTTATGACTGCCGGCGTGTCGGGCGTCGCTGAGCTGGTCAGGGGGAGGGCGAAGCCATGAAGTGCCGTATCTGCGGCTGCACCGAGCGCGAGCCCTGCAACCCGCCCTGTAGCTGGGCCCGCGGCGAAGGCGATCTCTGCTCGACCTGCGACGAGATGACCGATAGCCTGGTTGCATGGCACTTGGCTGCCTTCAAACCTACACTGACCCGGCTCGTGCGCGAGGTCCGAATCCGGCTGGCCTCATGAGGTTCACTGCGCTCAGATTCGATAAGGACGCCGCGGAGACGGTCGAGATCCCCCCGGCGCGGCGCCTGGTGCGGCTGCTCTATCCCAACGGCGACTTCCTGCTGTTCACCGCGTTTATCCAGACTAGCGCCACGGGCGACGTGGCCTTTGAGTCCATCGATATCGTGGAGCGCGGCAACCTCGGGCGCTCTACGGAGGGAGCGGACTGAGGCTATGAGCGGCTGGAATGAGTGGGCGCGCGAACTGGATTCGCTCGGGCAGCGAGAACGCATCTTCGACGCTCCCGGCCAGAAATACGCATGCGGGGGTAACCGTCCGCGCCGCCCTTACCTGGGCGAGGGCGGGCTGTTCTTTCTGTTTTTCAATAGCGGCATGTCTCCCATGCAAGCTCTGGGTGAGGCACTGGTAGAACAGGACGGCGAGTGAGTACAGACCCGGTTCGCATCCATATCCCGGTTCTGATTCCCTCGAAGAAGAACATGCTCAAGCCGCGCGCGCCGGGTTCTCGCGGCCGGGCATATCACTACGACACGGAGACCAGCGCGCTGCTGGACGCCACGATCGCGTGGCTGCGGAAGGCCTGGGCGCCTCGCCTTCCGGTCGAGAGCCCGCTGGTCCAGGTTCACTACTTCGTTTTGCACCGCCGCCAGGACCGCGATGGGATCTGGACCACGGTGCTCGATTGCTGCAAGAAAGCGGGTGTCATCCACGACGACAACATTCGCTGGTTCAACGGCTATGTCATCCATCACCCCGCGGTGCTCGTGGGACACCAGCGCGACGCCGGGGTGGTGTTGGAGGTCAGAACAGGCGGCGCGTGGATAGTGGAAGCGCTGCAAGAAAAGGGAGCAACAAATGGAGACTGATGGGCCAGATCCCCGTGCAATGCATTCCGCCGCGGACCGGGTGAGTGACGCATTGCGCGACGCCTTAGCTGCGCAGAAAGGTGGTGGCTTATGAACGGCAGCCTGAACAGCGGTGGCCGGCGCTCGGTCGGACTGCGCCTGCCAGGAGACCCGCCCCACGAGGAGATGAGGGAACCAGAAGCGCAGACGCCCCTTGAGGCCGCGCGCGAAACCCTGGAACGGTCGGCGGGCGAAGGTCCCAAGGGCACGTTTGCGGAAGCGATCGCGAGGCGCCCGACCAGCAACCCGGTTATTCTGCTGGGGCAGATGCGCCTCGACGCCGGCATCGTGGTCGCGACCCTGAGCGAGCTCCCTAAGGCGCACGCCCACTACGAAAGCCGGCTGCGGTCGATCATCGCGAGCTGCAGCAGCATCGCGCGGGCCTGCCGCGAGCTGATCGAGGACGAGACCCGAAGGCAGGAGGGCAGCGTATGAGCGGACCCGTCGACACAACCCTCGCGAGGTACTTCCGCGAGCACCCCGGCGCCAGTCCTGGCCGCGACCAGGCATTCACCGATGGATTGACGGCGCTACTCGAAGGCCGCAGCGACGAGGTGGTGTTGCTGTGCTACCTGTCGCTGATCATCACGACCGCGCGGCGGCTGGGAATCTCGCGCCTCGAACTTCAGACGGAGCTGATGCGCGTCTGGCAGATGCGAGACGAGCGGGAGGCCTCCTCATGAACCGGGATGAACAGGTCGCGAAGCTGACCGCGGAGATGATGGAAATCACCGCGCGGCAGGTTGAATCCTTCGAACCACGGTGGGTAGCCAACTGCCAACTGCTCAGCGGTGTGGCTGGCCTGCTTGCCCTCTACGTACCGGAGGAAGAAATCAGGAGTATGGTCTCCGACGCTTTCGCTATGGTCAAGGCCGCCCGGCTCTCCCTGGGCCTACCTCTTCGCCCGAGCGGAAAAGGCGGTCTCCATTGAGCGCGTCGCCGATCTGCGAACGGTGCAAGGCGCGCCACGCGCCCATGCTCGATTGCCTGGACGTCATCCTGACCGCGGTCGGCGGCCTGGTGCTCCGCGTCGGCCAGCCAGCGAGGTGCTCGAAATGCTCTTCGGAAATTTTCTTCCTCCGGCACGTCAACGGCAAGGCGGCGCCCTATGATCGCAACGGCGTCTCGCACTTCAGCACTTGCCCCCACGCCGAGGAGTTCCGGAGGTGACGCGGATTTACACAGCTCCGTCCACAGGCCAAGCCCCTAGAACGTTGGGGGCTTCCGGCTTTTTGCACACACCCGGCTTTCACCGCCCAGTGCAACCCAGTGGAAAAAGGCGGCCGCAGCGTTTATTTCCACGGGCTTGCACTTGTTTTCCACCCAGTTTTACCCAGCCCGTTCACCCGGCAAACCCCGCAAGACACGACCACTTGGAGGAGTTATCCACTTTTGCACAGGCGCCTATGACTACGGTTCTAAGATACGCTTCTAGAAAGACCTCGTCATCATGAACGGACTGCGAGGAGTCCCGCCGGAACGCGAGCGCGTGGCGCTGGTCATGGATCTGATCGCGGCGCGCCACTTCCATGGCGTCTGGGTGCGCGGCCAGGCGCTGTTCGCCCGCAAGATGCTATGGGAGGACCCGTACCTGGTCCACTGGGAGGAGGTTCGCAGGATCGTGGAGGCCGCCAGAGAAGCCAAGAAAAAACCGCCTGCCAGCGCACAGGGCGCGCGACGTGCGAATAGAGCGCGCAAGTCGGGGTAACCGGGCCAGCCGGGGGCTGACGGCCGCGCTGGGCGCGTTCCTCAGCATCCCGGCAGCCCCGGAACCGCACGTATACAATCCAGCGCCCGCGGCGCGCCGTACAGGTACGGTTTGCGCGATCGCGCTGGCCGAGGGCTGGCGTGATCCGCGATCGCTGACCAGGCGCCTCCACAACCCGGGCGCCCTGGTCTATGCCGGCCAGCCGCGATCGCTCCCTCACTCGAGTGGCTACGCCCGCTTCGAGGACGACCAGGCCGGCTTTCGCGCTCTCGATGCACAAATCACCGCCTTGCGCGATCGTGTGACAGATCGTGTGACAGATCGTGTGACCGAGATCGCGGGGCTGGGGCGCCGGTGGGACGCCGAGAACGCCGCCGCCTGGTCGCGGCTGGTGGAGCAGCTCTCTGCGGACCCGCTTTGCCTGCCGTGATATGATCGCGAGCATGAAGTTCATCTCTCTGGTGTCTCGGCTCGGCAAGGAAGCGCAGACTATCGGCAAGGAAGCGCTGCAGGCCACCGGCCCGGTTGTGTCCGCGGCGGCCCTGATCGACCCGGCCCTCGCGCCGCTGGGAGCGCTGGTCTCCGGAATCTCCCGCAGCGTTCTCGCTGCTGCTCCTTCTGCCGCCTCAAATGAGGGGAAAAAATCGGCAGTACTCGAAGCGGTCGAGGCGATGTCGCCCGCGCTCCTGGAACTGCTGGCCGACAAGCTGGGGCATGGCGTGGTCGATGAAGCCCGCTTCGCCGCCGGCGTCGACGGCGCGATCGAGGGGATTCTCAACATAGCGAAATCGTTTGGCGCGGTACCGACGTCGACCGCGGCGCCGGCGGCCCCGCCGTCCAAGTAGTCCCACCAACCCCGCACGAAGCCACCAGGAGGCCTCTCTCTCATGACAGCAACCGAAGGCGTAATCAAAGACACCGCGAAGGTCCGCCCGAATCCGTTCGTCGCCACCGACGCGGAAGCGACCGCCGTCGCCAATTCTCTTTTCACCCTGGGTCTGATCCCGGTCGGCGGAACCTGCCCCGCCTCGGCCGACCCGCACGTGATGAAGCCCGCTCTCTTCCAACTGCGCCGCGAAACCAACCGGGAGCTGTTCTTCCCGCTGGACACCCAGGCCGAGTTCGAAGCGGAGGGCTATGAGCCGATCGTGATCGACTTCATCGCGCCGGTGATCCAAGACGACAGCGGCCAGCCCACCTACTCTGGGGATCCCAGCGACGTTCCCGGCTCGATCTTCGCCGGCAAACGGATGCCGATGGGTTACACCTGGTATTCCGAGTTTGCCAGCCTCCTGGCCGACGAGCTCGCGCAGAAGCCCAGCGCCAAGTGGTACATGGAGGCCAGTGGCAGCGTCGATCGCCACTAGGAGCGCCATGACCCGCGAGAACAAGCAGCTCGCCTTCCTCTTCTTTGCGCTTATCGTGGGAGCGCTCTTCTGGCTGAATTGGGCGGACCAGCAGCTGGTCGTCCACGCGCAGGCCTCCGGCGCCTGCATCTGGGAAACCGTCGATCCTCCCGTGACGATCCCTCCGCAGCTCCAGGTTCCTCCGACCTGTGTGCCTTTGCAGACGATCGTAAACGCGGCGGCGACCGCGGCGGCGGCGCAGCTGAAGCCCTTTACTGGCGGCGCCTGCGCCCCGCCAGCGGGCGCCTCGAACGGGCTTGTGGCCCTGGTCCCTGGCGGAACCTGCCTTCCCGTGGTCGGGGTGAGCAGCTCGGGCTTCACGGCGGGCCTCGGCGATCCCACCTGCATTCCGCCACCTGGTGCGAGCGTCCAGGTGTGCGGCATGTACCAGGACAGCACCTTCTTTCGGATGGCCGTCGTGACGGTTCCCGGCACCAACGCCGGCGTGACCTTGCCAACGCTGTGCCCGTCTCCCCTCACGCTCGACACCTGCATCGGGATCTGGCACCAGGGGCCGCTCGACCGGGTGGCTTGGGTCCTCCGGCTGCCGACCAGCGTCGCTGGGTGGACGACCACCACCGGGCAATGATTCGATCTACCTATCACCACGACAGGGGGCGCGGAGGGACAGGGGAATACCCCGAAAAGGGACCCAGGCGCCCCCGACTTAAATCGAGTGAAGAGGGCCGCAGCGGTATCGCGGCCCTCTGCGCAGGCGCGGCATGAGCGACGAGAAGGTAGTCCCGATCGCGCAGTTGCCGCTGTTCGCCGCCGGCAAACATGCCCAGCTGAACGGCGGCGGCCAGCACGACTTTCACTTCCACGCGGATTCCCGCCTGGTGGTCTGCGACAATTGCCACCAAGTGATGAATGACGGCGCCGCAGCGATCTGTCCGACGCCGAAATGAAAGCGCACTTCAAAAGCGGCAACGGCCGCCTGGTGGTCGAAGTCGAGGCCGAAGACGTCAGGAGCTTGTTCGAGAAGCTGGCGGCCGTCCAGGAGATTCTCGACGCCGATCCAGCCTGCGGCGCGTGCGCCTCTCCGGAGATTCGTTTCCGCGTGCGCAGGGTCGGCAAGTACACCTACTACGAGCAGGTCTGCCTGGCGTGCAACTCGGTACTCAGCTTCGGCCAGATGAAGGAAGGCGGCGCGCTCTTCCCACGCCGCAAGGCCTCCGATGGCTCGTCACTACCCAACCGCGGATGGGTGCGCTATCTTGGCAAAAAGGAGAGCTGATGCTGAAGATCGCAGTCGTCCTGTTGGGACTGGCCTTCCAGGGCCCGTTCCCGCCGCCCGAGGAACCGCCGCCGTGCATGCCGAACTGCCGGCCGCCCATGCCGCCTTCACCGGCGCCGCGGCCTCCGGTCCCAGCGCCAAAACCCCGCGAATGAAAACAGCGAGCGCAGTCAAGACCCTGGCCGAAATGAGAGCCTCGCTGTGCAGCCACTTCTCGCGGCCCGTCGGCGTGCACTTTGACGGCAGAACCTTTGAGCGCTGGTGGGCACGGAAATGCACTGCGCGCAGGCGATATTACCGCATGTGCGATCGCCGCGGCCTGCACAAATCGAGAGGAGCGTAATGCCTGACAGGGAAGTGTGGGCGCTCATGATGCATGCGGCACTCGGCGCGGTCGAGAGAGGCGGAACCGAAAAGCACCAGGCGGAAAGAGCTGCGCGGCTGGCGGACGCCGCGCTCGAAGAGCTTCGTAAGCGGTGGCCTAAACGCGGGCCAGAAGACGAGGACTAGTCCACATGGGCTTCGTACAAGAGTTCGCGAAGTATTGCAACGTGGAAGAGGGTTGGCGGCGCGGCCTCCCCTCGTGGGTGAACAACAACCCGCTGAACCTCGACGCGCCGACGCCTCGATCAGTAGGCAGAGATTCGCACGGCCGAGCAGTATTCAAATCGGTCGCGGATGGCTGGGCAGATGCGGAGTCCTACATCGCCTCGCACATCACGCACTACAGCACGATTGCAGGCGGGCTTACACTGAACACGTTCTTTGCAGGCCAGCGCAGCGCAGACGGAAAGGTGATCGCAGGCGGTTACAGCGGATTCGCACCCGTAGCGGACGCACGCGGGAAGAACGAACCGAACGCTTATGCGGACGCCCTGGCGCATGGCCTCGGCATCGATCCGAGCGCACCGCTGCTGCCGTTCCTGGACCCGGGCGGGTGGCCCCCGCGTCCGCCCCCGCCGCCGGCGCCCGCGGTAGCGTAGCGCGCGCCATGGCGCGGACGTTCGCTACCCCGTGTACAGGCCAGGGCTGCAGAAACCTGGTCTGCGGAGGCGGACGGTGCCACGCCTGCCAGGTCCGCCGTAGCGAGGCCGCCCAGATGCCTGGCGGCGGCCGTATCTACGACACCGCGCGCTGGACCGCCGTCCGTATCGCCGTCCTGCGCAACGAGCCCTACTGCCGCGCCTGTCGCGCGGCAGGGCGCAACGTGATCGCCTACGCCGTCGATCACATAGTCGCGCTGGAGGAGGGCGGGGACCCCTGGTCGCGAACGAACCTCCAACCGCTCTGCAGGAGCTGCCACGGCGCCAAGACGCGCGCGGAGACGCTAGGCGAGGCGAAGCGAGCGCAGCCAGGCCGGGGGGGGTAAAAAAGCCGGGGCCGCCAGGCCGGCCAGCGCCGCGCGCCTCAACGCAAACCGCCGCGAAAATAGCCTTTTTTTCCCCAACCCTGGAAACCTTGGGCCCTAGAACCGCTCTAAGGCGTTTTTCTTCTTACGATTAGGGCCCGTCCGCGCTTGCAACACGAGCGCTTCGGAGTGATCAATGGTGTGCGGGCAACCCCCGCCAGGAGAACGCCATGAAACAACGGACCTTAGACCCCTCGATCGCGGACGCGCCCAGCCAGGCGCAAGACGAAAGCCAACTGGCACCCAACTCGGGGGCAACTGGCACCCAACCGAGGCGCGCGCGCGCCGCCAAACCGGCCCCGGCCGCCAAGCGGGCGGCCAAGGCGCCTTCCGCCAAGAAGACCTCTGGGAAGAAGGCCACCCCCGCAAAGAAGGCCGCCAAACCCGCACACAAGCCCGCCAGCGCCCGCGAGTCCAAGCAGGACCAGGTGGTCGAGATGCTGCGGGCGACCGGGGGCGCGACCCTGGCCGCGATCATGAAGGCCACCGGCTGGCAGGCGCACAGCGTGCGCGGCTTCATCGCCGGCGCGGTCAGCAAGAAGCTCGGGCTGAACGTGAGTAGCTTCAAAAACGACGCGGGCGAGCGGACCTACGCGGTGAAGGGCTGAACCCCCATGAACCGCGACCTGGCCCTGATCGTATTGCGCGCGCGGCGCCGCCTCCTGGTGGCCCGCTTCGACACCTTCGACTGGTGCGGGGACGGACCCCGCGCCGCCGCCTACGCCAGCACGCAGCGGCGGATCGCCGCCCTGCTGATCGGAGGCCGCCCGTGAAACAAACGTATTCAGTTGTGGTCGAGAGCGGTTCTTGCTCGATGGATTATCAGCGCTGGGAGGAGAGGGCCAACTGCGGGCACGCCCACAGAACGATCGAGACCGCAGAAGCCTGCATGGAGAAGCTCACGCGCTGGTATTGCAACCACGGTAGGGTGCAGGGTACTCCGTGCGCCGCTTGTATGGGCCGAGCCCAGGGGCACTCGACTTCCGCTCGCTGGTATAACGCGCGGATACACAACCAGAATGGCGAGCGGGTGGTGCAATGAACGCCTTTGCCGCCCTTGGCCACGTCGAGCAGCTGATCGGGCTGATGTTCCTGGTCGGGGTGTCCTTGTACGCCCGCAGCCGCTAAGCCCCGTCAAATTTATTTGACCCCGCCGCCCCCCGCGCAGTATGCTCGGGGGGCTTTCCCGTTTTTGCCACACAATCTCTGGAGGTCCCATGGCCAAGCGGCCTAACACCATCAAGTGCGAGATAGTAAAGGCGCCGGCAGGCCTCGTCTTCGCCGAGGGCTTCACCGGGCGCAAAAGCCTGTACCGCGACAAGCTCTTCCTGGCGCTGCAGCAGGACTCGGTCCTGCGGGTGGCGGCCGGCGATATATACCAGGTGAACCAGTTCCGCGCAGCCGCGAGGAAGGCCAGGCTGAAGGTGGTCATCGCTGCGGCCGGCGACTGGCTCTATATCAAACCGATCCAGCCGACCGAGGGCTGGAAGGCGCTGCTGCTCCTGCTGCGCGAACCGCGGACGATGGAGGAGCTCCGCGCCAAGAAGATTCCGGACCTGGACCTGGGCACGGAGCTGGCCAAGATGCGCAGCGAGGGCCACGCGCACGTGATCAAGCAGCGCGGCCTCGAATGCTGGGTGCTGACCGAGAAGGGCCTCGACCTGGTGGCGGCGTGACGATCGAGCTGTGGCCGCTGGACCGTATCAAGCCGTATCCAGGCAACCCGCGTAAGATTCCGGAGAGCGCGATCAAGAAGGTGATGGCCAGCCTCCTGGAGTTCGGCTGGCAGCAACCCATCGTCGTCGACAAGGACGGTGTGATCATCGTCGGGCACACCAGGCGGGAGGCCGCCAGGCGCCTGGGCTGGTCCGAGGCGCCCGTCCACATCGCGGCGAACCTGACGCCCGAGCAGGCCCGCCAGTACCGCCTGGCGGACAACCGCACGAACGAGGAATCGGCCTGGGACCAGGGGCTGCTCGGCGCCGAGCTGCGCGACCTGATCGCCGCCGGCGCCGACACCGGGTTGACGGGCTTCGATCCCAACGAGCTGGAGCAGCTCTCGGCATCGGCCGCCACGCTGCCCGACGAAGCGGCCCCGGCGCCGCCTGTCGAACCCACCGCCAGGGCGGGCGATCTATGGTCGCTGGGCCCGCACCGCGTGCTGTGCGGCGACGCTACCAGTCGGGAGGCGGTCGAGGCGCTGCTGGCCGGCCATAGCCCGCGCCTAATGGTCACCGACCCCCCCTATGGAATCGAGCTGGACCAAAACTGGAGACACGAAGCCGGTCTGCACAGGCGCGGTGCTGGCGATCGAACCGCCGGCCATCAGAACACGCAGATAGAGGGCGACAGCCGCAGCGACTGGTCAGAAGCGTTCGGGCTGGTGGCATCGATCGAGGTGGCCTATGTTTGGCATGCCAGCCGCTTCACAGACGTGATCCTTCAAGGGCTGCTGCGGCTCGGGTTCCTTTATCCGCAGCAGATCATCTGGAGTAAGCACAGCACGATTCCGATGCGGACCCATTACTGGTTTTCTCACGAACCATGCTGGTACGTGAGGAAGAAAAATGCAGCCTGGTACGGCAAGCCGGGTGCGGGTAACACGACGGTGTGGGAAGCGCCGTCGCCGAAGCGAAACTCCGCCAAAGAGAAAGCCTTCGATCATCCCAACCAGAAGCCGATCGAATTGGCACGCAAGCCGCTGCGCAACCACACCAAGAAGGGCGAGCTGCTCTATGACCCGTTCCTCGGGTCCGGCACCACGCTGATGGCGTGCGAGGAGCTGGGGCGCGTCTGCGCTGGAATGGAGATCGATCCGCGGTTCGTCGACGTCGTGATCCTGCGATGGCAGGAGCTCAGCGGGAAGGAAGCCACGCTCGCCGGCCGCTCCTTCGCGGCGGTCGCTAAAGAGCGCGCGGCGCACCGGGCCCGTGATAGTATGTCCGCATGACTCTCTGGCTGTTGGTTTCACAGATTCTCGCCCGCTTGGCGAACACCGAGCAGCAACTCTCCGATCGCATCGCCGCCCTAGAACGTCAGCAGGCCGCGCAGACGCTCTTGCTGGTCGCGATCCTGGCTGCTGTCACGCCCGCCAAGGCGGTGAGCGTCTCCCTGAAGCTGGGCCAGCCGATTCCGCAGTAAGCAAAACCCCCAAAGGAGACCAACTATGAATTTCCCGCTTGGCGACACCCAGAAAGTGCCGTACTCGCTCACTGAACTGGACGCGGATACCAACCCGACCGCGGGCGACCCGTCCGACACCGTAACGATCGTCAGTGCCGATACGGACTCGGCCACGATCGTTCCCGATGCAACCCCGGCCCCCGGCACCGTTGCTTCCGGCTTCATCGTCGGCGGCAAGAAGCTGCAAACCGGCGTCGCTATCACCGCGACCGTCACCCGCAAGGACGGAAGCGTGCTGACCGCGACGGACCTCATCGACATCGTTCCTGGCGCGGCCAGTTCGATTTCTCTCGGCCTGGGGGCGCCCGTCTCTCAGTAGGGGCGGTCCACGTTCGCTGGCTATGGGGCGGCGCATCGGGCGCCGCCCTAACTATTTGTGGCTCGAAGCCACGGCGGGCGACGCCGCGCGACCCGCCGCGACACAGCACCACAGCGCGGCAGAAATGGACCAAACGGATGCTCCCCGCCTCTCTGGAGTTCTTGAGTTCCGATCGCGACGTGACCGAGTGGATGCTCGCGGACGGAGGCGCCCTCGACATCGAGCGCTGCCCCGAATGCTGGGAAAAGCGCGCGCACATCGACCGCTACCTGTTCGCGTGTAAAGTGTTCCGCGACGCCAAGGTCGTGGATTATGGCTGCGGCCTCGGCTTCGGATCGTGGATGCTGACCCAAGCCGGCAACACGGTGGTTGGGATCGACACGTCGCTGGCCGCGCTGGAGATCGCGGTCGTTCGGCGCCCCAAGGAGATGCACCCTTTCCGGCTGCGCTTTGGGACCCCCGGCGAGTTCGAAATCGGCCCCGACTTCCTCGGCACCGTGGCCTTCGAGGTGATCGAGCACATGGACGATCCGGAGGGCTTCATTCAGAGCGTCTCCACCAAGCACCTGGTCGCTTCGGTTCCTGTGATCCCGACGGTCGGCACCAACCCGCACCACAAGCGCGATTATACGATTGACTCCTTCTTCGAACTGATGGAGAGGCGCTTCGACGTGGCGGAAACCTGGGCCCAGGTCCAACCGTTTCACGGCACCGCCAGCGTCATAGTGATGCACGGGGTGCGGCGATGAGCGACACCAGAAGGCCAGAACAGGCCATTCTCGAAGGGTGGTGGAACGAGGACCCCGAAATGCGCTACGCCGAGATTATGTGCGGGGAAAACCTGCGGGTGCGGGTGACGCTCTTTGAGATCCAGATCAAGGGGCACGATTCGGACGACGCGGTTAAGGTTGGGCAGGCTGAGGCCGGCAGCCTGCTCGAAGCGATCAAGAAAGCTGTTGCGGAGGCCACGCGATGAAGCCCCTGGCCATTATTCCCGCTTACAATGAGGCCGACATTATCGACTCTGTGGTGGAGCACCTTCTCTCCCAGGGGTGCGACGTCCACTTGATCGATAACTGGTCCACCGATGCCACCACGAACCGCGCGGTCGCCGCTGGGGCGCTCTTCGCGAGCGATGGCACGGTCGGGATCTCCGGCGAGCGCTGGCCCGCGGCTCGATCGGACTTCTACGATTGGACCGGGCTGCTACAGCGGGTCGAAGAGATCGCGGCGCGCTTCCCTGGCCGCTGGTGTATGCTCCACGATGCAGACGAGATTCGGAGGGCGCCGGAATGCATGGTCGACCATTCATTGGCGGCGGCCCTCGAGTTCGCCGGCGAGCGCGGCGCCAACGCGGTGAGCTTCCACGTGCAAACCTACGCGCCGGTGAACGACGACTGGGACCGCCTGCACTCCTTGCCGCCGCTAAGCCCCAACGGGCCGGAAGACGTCTTCCGGTATCTGTTACCCGAGCACGTCGACCACGGGCTGCCGCACGTGAAGGCGTGGCTGCAGCCGGACGGCGAGCGCGTCGACCTCCACACGAGCGGCGGGCACCACGTGGTCTTCAACAACGCGCGGGTGAAGCTCTTCCCGCTCCCGTTCCTGCTGAAGCACTACCCGATCCGCAGCCAGGCCCACGGCGAGCGCAAGGTCCTGGTCGAGCGGCTGCCGCGCTACCTGCCCGCCGAGCGGAAGAAGAACTGGCACGTGCAGTACGACTGGGCCTGGAGCTTTCGAGGCCAACCATCATTACCAGCGTTCACACGCCGCCCCGTCGAGCTTCTTCCGGACTCGAACACGGCGATCGTGACGCTGACGCGCTTCCCCGATATCTTCGAGCGCTTCGCGGCCTCGGTCGAGCGCCACGAGCCAGTGCGCCGGCGCATCGTCGTCACAAGCGGAGGCTGCAAGATCGAGCGCCTGGGGTGGGAGGTGATTGAGGACCTCGAACCGGAGTTCAACTTCGCGCGCAACGCGAATATCGGGATCGCGCGCGCCGGCGGCGCGGACGTCGTGCTGGTGAACGACGACGTCGAGCTCGTGCAGCCCATAATCGACGAGCTGCAGTGGTCGGCACACAATTCCGGCGCCGACATTGTGACCCCGCAGATCATCGGAGACGGGATCAACAACCGGTGGGCCCAGGCGAGCTTGCCGCTGGTGGGACGCTGTATGGTCCTTCTCGCGCCGGAATACATTCCGTTCGTCTGCGTGCTGCTGCGGCGCGAGATGATCCGCGACGTCGGCCTGCTAGACGAGGGCTTCGCAGGCTATGGGGGAGAGGACGAAGAGTACTGCGATCGCGCGCGCAAGGTGGGCGCAGAGCTGGCGGTTTCCGCGGCCCAGGTGCGCCACGGCTTCGGCGGCCTGACCTATTCGTCCAGCTTCTTTCGGGTCATGACTCCGGCCGAGCGCGACGCCACGATGCGACAAAACCGATTGCGCGCTGCTACGCTGGCTGGAGATGAAAGGCCGCCCGAACAAGCCGACAGCGATCCGCGCGGCCGAGGGGAACCCGGGGAAACGCAGACTTAACCAGGGCGATCTTTCCGAACCGACGGTTCGGCCGAAGCGCCCCGCCTGGCTCGACAAAGTAGCCAAGGCCAAGTGGAACGAGCTGGTGGCGCTGCTCGAATCCCGCGGTATCCTGCGCACCGACGACCAGCCCCTGCTCGCGCAGTACTGCGCAGACTGGAGCGACATCGTTCTCGCGCGCCGCCAGATGTACGACCTCGGTGAGAAGCGGCTGCTGGTCAAAACCGAGACAGGCCACAAGGTGAACCCGCTGATGCGCCTGATCGACGTCAAGACCGAAAGCCTGGCCAAGATCTCCGCGCGCTTCGGCTTCTCGCCCGCCGATCGCGCGCGCCTGGCGTTCGACGACTTCCGGACCTCCACCCGCGGGACGCCGCTGGAGGAGCTGCTCGCGGGGCCGCCCGAGTCCGACCCTGACGACACGGCGATCGACACCGCGATCATGTAATGTTCGATCGCGACCGAGCCACGCGCGCGGTGCGCTTCTTCGAGCGCGTCCTGCGGCATCCCAAGGAGGGCTACAAGCCCTTCCTCCTCCTGCCCTGGCAGCGCGCGCTCATCCGTCACGTATTCGGCAACGTCGACGAGGAGGGGATGCGGCTGATCCGGACCTGGTATCTGGAGGTGGCCAAGAAGAACGGCAAGAGCGAAATCGCCGCCGGAATCGCCCTGTACATGCTGACCTCCGACGGCGAGCCCGCGGCCGAGGTGTACGGCGCCGCCACGACCAAGGAGCAAGCCGGCCTGGTCTTCAAGGTGGCGGCGGCGATGGTCGAGGCCTCGCCCGAGCTGCGGCGCGACTACAAGGTGGTCCGGTCGACGAAGACGATTGTGAACCGCAATGACCCGATGAACTTCTACCGGGCGATATCGGCCGACGGCGGCGCGCAGGACGGCATCAACCCGCACTGCGTGATCGTCGACGAGCTCCACCGCTGGAAGACCGGCGCCGCCTTCGAGCTGCTGGACGTGCTACGGAAGGGCGGCATCGCGCGCCGGCAGCCGCTGACCTTCGAAATCACCACCGCCGGCTCGACGGAGGAAGAGAGCCCCCTGGCCTGGCGCGAGCACCAGTACACGCGCTCGATCGAGCGCGGTGACTTCCACGACCCGAGCTTCTTTGGACGGATCTTCGCCGCGGACCCGGCCGACGATTTCACCCTTCCCCAAACGTGGACAAAAGCGAATCCGTCAATGATCGTTGACGGCGTCGGCTTCCTGCGGCCCGATTCGCTGAAGGCCGAATGCGACAAGGCGGTGAACCAACCCGCCCGCCAATCGGCCTTCAAACGCTATCACCTGGGGCAATGGCTGGCCACCGAAACCGAGTGGATGCCGCCCCCGGTGTGGGACGCCTGCGCGGAGGAGACACGGTCGCTTGTGGATCGACCGTGTTATCTTGGGCTTGATCTTTCGAGCACGATCGACCTTTCCTCTCTGGTGGCGGTCTTCCCCGATGAAGCGGACGACAGCTACGACGTGCTTCCGTTTTTTTGGATGGCGCAGGACCGAATCAGGGAAAGGGAGCTGGCGGATCGCGTGCCGTATGGCGCCTGGAAACAGGCCGGCGCGCTGCTGACCACAGAAGGCGACGTGATCGATTACCGCAGCGTCAAGAAGCAGATCGCGTGGTGCACCGAAGTGTTCCAGGTCCAGGAGCTGGCGTTCGACCCCTCGCACGCCAACCAGCTGGCGATCGAGCTCGACGACGAGCTGGGGCTGAAGTGCATCCCCATCCCGCAGCGCTTCACCCACCTGTCCGAACCGTCCAAGAAGCTGATGGAACTCGCGCTACAGAAGCGGCTGCGTCACGCGGGGCACGCGATCCTGACGTGGAACTGCCGCTGCCTGCGGATGAAGCAGGACGATAACGACAATATCCGGCCGGTCAAGCCCAACCGAATGACCTCCGGCAAGCGCATCGACGGAATGGTCGCTCTGATCATGGCGCTGTCGCGCGCGGTGTTCTACGACGGCGGTTCCGTCTACGAGAAGCGAGGCCTCCTGGTCCTATGATCGAGACGCTTGGTAGCTTGTCGGGTGGCTTTCTGCCCCCGCCTCCATTCGCCCGCCGCACCGATGAACCCAGCCAGGCGCCCGGGTCGAGCCTCGAAAACCCGCGCACCTCCTGGGACCGCATCTTCGAAACCCAGGAGGGCTACGCCGGCAAGAGCGTGAACGAGATCACGGCGCTGCAGCTCATGGCGGTGTGGCGGTGTGTGAACCTGATCGCCGGCGCCCTGGCCAAGTGCCCGCTCAACGTTTACCGGCGCGTGCCCGATATTGGTAAGACCAAGGCCACCAACCACTATTTGTGGCCGCTGCTCCACCGCGAAGCCAACGACGTCGTGAAGCTCTCTGCGTATCGCTTCCGGCGGCTGATGCAGACCTGGCTGCTGCTGTGGGGCAACGCCTATGCGCTCTTCGAGGAAAACGGGCGGGGCCAGATCCAGCGCTTCTGGCCGCTGCGCCCCGACCGCATGCGGGTCACCGGCACCGCGGCCAGCCTGATCTACACCTACCAGCGGCCGGACGGCAGCAGCTACATCCTGCCAAGCGCCTACATGCTGCACCTGCGCGGCCTGGAGACGGACGGCATCATGGGCCTCTCGCCGATCAAGGCGGCGCGGCAGTCGCTGGGCCTGGGCCTGGCGGCCGAGGAATACGGCGCCCGCTATTTCGGCGCCGGCGGCAAGCCAGGCGGCTATCTGGAGGTGATGGGCAAGCTCACCCCCGTCTCGAAGCAAAACATCCGCGAGAGCTTCGAGGATATGCACAAGGGGCTGCACGGGGCGCACCGGGTCGGCATTTTCGAAGAGGGGATGAAGTACCACGAGGTGGGCGTCCCACCCGAGGACATGCAGTTCCTGCAGACGCGCCAGTTCCAGGGGATCGATGTAGCGCGGCTGTTCGGCGTCCCGCCGCACAAGATCGCGGAGCTGGCCCGCGCTACGTTCTCGAACATCGAGCACCAGTCGATGGAGTTCCTCCAGGATTGTCTCGCCGATTGGATGACGAACTGGGAGCAGGAGCTCACCGTCAGTTGCCTGTCGGAATCCGAAAGCCAGACCATCTTCCTGGAGTTCAGCCGAGACTCGATCGCGCGCGGCGACAAGATTTCGCGGTACACCGCTTACAACATCGGGCGCAACGGCGGCTGGCTCTCGCAGAACATGATTCTCGATGAAGAGAATCTGAACCGGATCGAGGGCGGGGATACGTTCCTCACGCCGCTCAATATGCAGGTGACGAGCACCTCACCGGAGACCGATCCGAACGACGACCCCGACGACCCCGGCGCCGTTGAGGACGATCCGAACGAGGGCAACGAGCCCGAACCGAATCCCGCGATCGCGCCGCCGGCGCCCAATCCCGCGGTCGATCCCGCCAAGGCCGCTGCTCTTAAGAAAGCGGCCCAGAAGAAGGCCCAAAAGAAACTCTCTGGAGGAAGCGATGCGTAAGCATGCCTGCAATCCCCTACAAACACTCCGCGACGACGGACGTCGCTTGGGACGCTGGAGCGAATGAGAAACGGCTGAAGGCCAACGATAAGGCCGCCTATCGCGATATGTACGCGTGGGTGGATCCGAACGGCGACCCCGATACCAAGGGCGCCTATAAGTTCCCGCACCACATGGTGAGCGACGCCGGCGCGGTCGGCGCCGCCAACCTGCGGGCGTGCTCGGCGGGAATCGCCGCGCTCAACGGCGGGCGCGGCGGGGCGAAGATTCCCACCGGCGATCGCAAGGCGGTTTACGATGCGCTGGCTCACCACCTGAAAGACGCCGGCAAAGACGCGCCCGAGCTGAAGAGCGAGCGCGACTACCTGGCCTCGCTGGCCCTGGCCAATGCCGAGCTCAGCGGGCGCGAGCTGCGCGGGACGCTCATGTGCGGAGAGCTGGAGCTGCGCGAAGGCGTGGATAGCCAGCCTCCCGTGCTCATTGGCCACGCGGCCGTCTTCAACCAGACCGCCGATCTCGGCTTCTACAAGGAACGGGTGGCGCCTGGCGCCTTCACCCGCGCGGTGAACGAAGACGACGTCCGCATGCTCTACAACCACAACGAGGACCACGTCCTTGGCCGGAAGCAGGGCAAGGCGAGCGACACGCTCGGGCTGCAGCAGGACGCGGTCGGATTGGCGTTCCGTTGTCCCATGCCCGACACCACCATCGCGACCGATGTTCTCAAAAGCATCCGGCGGGGCGACGTGAGCCAGTGTAGCTTCGGCTTCCAGCGGCGTGGCCACGTGATCACGCAGGACGGAGACGGCAACATCACCCGCACGCTCACCGACGTGAAGCTGTTCGACGTTTCGCCGGTCACCTTCCCCGCATATACCGGCACCGATGTTTCGGTGCGCTCGGGCGCGGCGGTGCTGAGCGAGCTGCTAGAAGATTTCCGGCGCGGCCCGGAAGATCCGCACGAGCTGACCTGGGAGCAAGACCTGGAGATGCGCGCGCGGCAGTTGGATCTTGCCCGCAACTGGTAAGGAAGGAGCACTATGAATCGAATCCTAGAACTGAAACAAAAACTCGGGGCCGCCGTCGACAAAGCTGCTGTAATCGTGACGAAGGCGCGCACCGAGAAGCGGACCATGACGGGCGAGGAGACGACCTCCTACGATCTGATCATGGCCGAGGTCAACGAAACCCGCGAGACCATCAAGCGGGAAGAGAGCTTCGGCGAGCTGGAGACGGCGATCGCGGAGCGCCGCGGCGAGACGGCCGCCCACACCGGCGTCGACGTCGACGAGCAGCGGGACTTCTTCCGGCGCTTCCTGGTGAGCGCCCGCAGCGGCAACGGCAAGGCCCCCGCGCGGCCCCTGGCCGACCACGACTGGAAGACTCTGAGCGAGAAGGAAGCCCGCCGCTTTTCGGCGTTCGCCAACTTCCTGCGGTTCGGGCCTGGCCAGCTGAGCTCCGAAGAGCGCACCGCGCTCGGGAGCAGCGCGCTCGAAGTCGTTCGCCGCGACTTCAACGCCGGCGGCGATATCGAGCGCCGCGCGGCGCAGTCCGACGTGACCGGCAACCTCGGCGCCTACACCGTGCCGCAGGGCTTCCTTGCGGAGCTGCAGATCGCCATGAAGTACTACGCCGGCATGCTCGACGTCGGCCCGCGCATCATCAACACCGATTCGGGGAACGATCTCCCCATGCCGACCACCGACGACACCGCCAACAAGGGGCGCCGCCTGACCGAGAACACCGTCATCACCAACACGGCGGTGCCTTTCGGCCAGAAGATTCTCAAGGCGTACAAGTACAGCTCGGACCTGATCCTGATGCCGCGCGAGCTGCTGCAGGATACCGGGATCGACCTCGAAGCCGAGCTGGTATCGCTGCTCGCGGTGCGCATCGGCCGCGCCTACAACCTGGACTTCACGTCCAACAGCGACGGCGCGGGCCCGAGCGGAATCCTTGTCGATGCGACGCTGGGCGCAACCAGCACCGCCGGCAAGAGCGGCCTCCCGCAGTACAACGACCTGGTGAACCTGAAGTACTCGGTGAACCGGGCCTATCGCATGGGCGCCAAGTGGATGATGAACGACGACACGCTCGCCGACATTCTGAAGCTGGTCGACAATAACGGCCGCCCGCTCATTCTCGACTATCTGACCACCCTGCAAGAGGACGAGCCCGACAAGATCCTGGGGCAGCCGGTGGTCATCAACAACGATATGCCCGACCCGGGAACGAACGGCTCCCCGGCCGTCGGCAACCAGTGCGTGCTCTATGGCGCCTGGTCGAATTTCTGGGTCCGCATCGTGAAGGACTTCACGCTGCTGCGCCTCATCGAGCGGTACGCCGACTTCTTCCAGGTTGGCTATGTCGGCTTCAGCCGCGCGGACGCCCGCCTGGTGGACGCCGGCCAGCACCCGATCAAGTACCTCCAGTCGAATGTCAGCTAGCCAGCCCAACCAGGCCGGCCAGCCAACTCGTAAGGAATCCTTACCAGTTGACGACGAGCGGGCCGTCGACCAGGGGGAGCGCGAGCTACCCCTGGAGACGGCCGTCGTCGGCGCCGATCGGGAACGCGCGGTAACCCGCTCCAGGGGTTTGTTGAGTTGTACGAGAAAATCGTACAGCTGAGGATGGAGTAAGCGGACCCGCTAGAGCGTCGTGTTATATTCCCTTTGAGGGTGGAAGCGGTGTCAACCAGAGAGGGCGCCGCGGATATCGTCGGGGGGCGGGGGGTCTGGTTCCCGGCCAGGCCCCTTCCCTTTTGTGAGGAGACCCATGGGAACCCAGCAGATCAGTCGCGGCGACTTCTCGATCGGACTTCTGCAGGGTCCGGCCAGCGAACCGCTTACGCTCCAACAGGCCAAGGAGCACCTTCGGCTGCCCGTCGACATGACGGACTTCGATAACAAGCTGAACCTGTTCATTCCCGCCGCGCGCGCCTACCTGGAGAACGGCTGGGGCATCCGCTGCGTGACGCAGAAGGTCGAGGTGGCCTATCAAGCGTTCCCGGCAGAGGACCGCTTCCGGCTTCCCATCTGGCCCGTGCAATCGTGCGACTACTTCACGTTCGAGGACACCCTCGGCAACGTGAACCCGCTGGTGGTGGGCGCCACGGGCGACGCTTGCGTGCAGGTCCTGACGCGCCTGAACCGGAAGCCCT